TTATCTTATGATATGGCGGTGATTGAGAAATCAAATTTGCGAGGATTAAAAGTTAAATTTTATGGCAAAGATAGGCAGTTTCATTTCGGTAATTATTTATTTACGATTGACTTTGCTTCTGCTAATCCTAATGTAATTGATACAACCTTTAGTGAAGGTGTTGAAGAACATAAGTCTTATAATTTTATTAAGTTAGATAGTGGACAGTTTGCATGCCAACCTAATAACAGATGCTTATGGTATGATGTTTCTCTTGTACCCGCAGAACTAAAGACACCTGATTTTAAAATACCTACCGAAGTTTATAGTGTAGAAAATCATGCTAAGTGGAGTGCTGAAGATAAATGGTTTTATGACTTTGAAGAAATTAAGAGAAAAAACTAATGGCTAATTTTACATGGTCGTACTCAGCTCTTAAAGAGTATGAGAATTGTCCTAAGAAGTATTACGAGATTCGTGTAGCAAAAACTTATACAGTCATACCTAGTGAGAAGATGATCTATGGTACAGAAGTACACAAAGCACTTGAAGATTATGTTAAAGACGGCAAAGAATTAGCACTAAATTATTTAAGATTTAAAGGAGCAGTCGATGAGCTTATTGCTATTCCTGGCGAGAAGTATCCGGAGTATGAGATGGCTTTGGATAAAAACAAGTCGCCCTGTGCGTTTGACGATCCTAATCGTTGGGTACGTGGTATCGTTGACTTGCTTATTGTTGATAATGACTATGCTTTCATTGTTGACTATAAGACCGGAAGTAATCGCTACCCTGATCCTAAACAATTACGCTTAATGTCTCTTATGACCTTTGCTCACTTCCCTCAGGTAAATAAAATTAAAGCAGGATTATTATTTGTGATGCACAATACATTCATTACAGAAGAATATAAACGCGAAGATATAGAAAGTTCATGGGGTAAATTTACTGTGTCTTTAGCAAGACTTGACAACTCGTATGAAACTAATACATGGGTTGCAAACTCTACGCCCTTGTGTAAATTCTGCCCTGTCAAGACCTGTGAATTTAACAGAACATGATATAATAGTGTATGCCTTACACAAAAAAACCTAGACCCTACAAACGTGAATATGACCTCGAGCTCAAACGTGGTGAACACGAAGCTCGCATGGAAAGACAACGTGCACGTCGTAAGCTAGATAAAGAAGGTGTTGCTCGTAAGGGTAAAGATGTAGCCCATGTTAAAGCCTTATCTAAAGGCGGTTCAAACAAAGATGGTTTACGCGTTGAATCTGTGTCAGCTAACAGATCATTCAAAAGAAATTCGCAACATAAATTAGTATCAGAAGTTAGTACTAAAGAACGTAAAAAGAAGTAAAGTAATACTTGACAGCACTTAATGAGCGTGCTAAATTGCTCATTCTTAGTTAATGAATAGCGACCACGAGTCTTAGTTAAATGGAAATCATAGATAATACTGCAGTTAAACTTACCGTGCCTGAGCACATTGTTTCTCACATCACAAGCAATATTGAAAAGTGTGAAGTGATAGAACATAAAGGCAATCTCACAGACCTTGTTGTATTCTGGGGTGTTGATGAGATGACCCGCCTTAATCAACTTATTTCATTTCGTAATAACCTACCATCGCCTATTGTTCGTGATTATGATTGGCCGGGTATCTATAAACCTTTTGATCACCAACGTATTACATCAGAGTTCTTATCTATTAATCACCGCGCCTTTTGTTTTAATGAAGCTGGTACAGGTAAAACTTCGTCGGTACTTTGGGCTGCAGATTATTTAATGAAGCAAGGCAAAGTTAAACGCGTTCTTATTATATGTCCTTTATCTATTATGTATTCAGCTTGGCAAGGCGATGTCTTTAATACGTGTATGCATAGGTCAGTGGGTATCGCTCATGGCACTTCAACTAAAAGAGAAAAGATTATTAATGGTGAATATGAGTTTGTTATTATTAATTATGATGGTGTAGCTATTGTTAAAGATGCAATCATTAAAGGTGGATTTGATTTAGTAGTGATCGATGAAGCTAACGCATACAAGAGTCCTTCAACGGCTCGATGGAAAACCTTATCAAAGGTTCTTAAACCTGAAACTAAATTATGGATGATGACAGGTACACCCGCGGCTCAATCACCAGTTGATGCTTATGGCCTAGCTAAACTTGTCTGCCCGCAGAGAGTTCCTAAATTTAGTGTGGCGTGGCGAGATAAAGTAATGCAACAGATTACAAGGTTTAAATGGATACCAAAACATAATGCTAAAGACGAAGTATTCAAAGCACTACAACCTGCAATACGATTTGCAAAGAATGAATGTTTAGATTTACCTGATGTTATGTATCAGACGCGCGATGTACCACTCACAATCCAAGTACAGAAATATTATAAGCAATTAAAAGAACAGATGTTAATTGAAACCGCTGGTGAATCAGTCAGTGCTGTAAATGCCGCGGCCAACCTTAATAAGCTATTACAAATATCAGGAGGTGCAGTATACACAGATAAAAAAGAAGTGATTGAGTTTGATATCTCACCTCGTCTATCCGCGTTGAGTGAAGTGATTGCAGAGACTACGAATAAGATATTAGTATTTGTACCTTACCGACACACGATACGAGTTGTATCTCAATACTTAACTAAACAAGATATATCAAACGAAGTTATTAACGGGGAAGTATCAGCCACAGACAGAGCGCACATCATTCAACGCTTTCAAAATATGGACGACCCTCGTGTATTAGTCATTCAACCACAAGCTGCTTCTCACGGAGTGACGCTAACTAGAGCAGACACCATAGTCTTTTGGTCGCCTGTAATGGGAGTTGAAACTTACCTACAATGTGTTGCTCGTATGGATCGTGTAGGTCAGAAGAATAAGATGACAGTCGTTCATCTTGAAGGGTCAGATGTAGAGAAAAGAATTTATAAGATGTTGCAAGGCAAAGTAGATTTACATACTAAACTAGTTGATTTATATAGAGAGGAATTAGAGTCATGAGTGAACAGATTAAGCTAGATGAGATTGTACAAGCTTACTTGACAATACGTGGTCAACGTGAGAACATAGCAAGAGAGTTTGAACTAAAAGACGCTGAGCTAAAAGCAGAACAAGCGCAATTAGAACAAGTGTTATTAGAGCAGTGCAATGAAATGAACGCCGAGACAATACGTACAGGCGCGGGTACAGTAGTTAAAACATTAAGAGAAAGTTATATATGTAGTGATTGGGACGGCCTTAAATCATTCATCATGGAAAACGGATTGATTGAGTTAATGCAACAACGATTACATAACACTAACTTAAAAGAATATTTAACTACACATGAAGGTGAAGGCATGCCTCCAGGAGTTAGTTCTTTTAGAGAATATAGTATTGTAGTTAAGAAACCTAGTAAAACTTAAGGAGTAAATTATGAGTAACGAATTAGCAATATTAATGCAACAAAATCCTGCCCTACTTCAAACAGGGCTAGACGCAGATACACTAGCGGTAGCTGGTGGCGGTGGTAACAATGTCACTAAACGTATCTCAATCAAAGGCGGAGTCTTCCGTAAATATGCAGGCGGTGAAGAAGTTGGTACGATTGAAGACCGATCAATGAATGTAGTCTTTATCCGTATGGCTCACAACGCATCAAGAATGTATTACGCATCATCATACAAAGACGGTGAAAAGATTGTACCTTCATGTTGGTCAAGTGATTCTCGTACGCCTGATGCTGATGTGCCAAATCCTCCAGCAAGTTCATGTGACCAATGTCCATATAGCGTTAAGAACTCTGTAGCGGGTAATGGTTCAGCATGTCGTTTATCATGGAGAACAGCGGTGACAGTACCGGGTGATCCAAGTAATGACATCTATCAATTAGTATTACCATCAACATCATGTTGGCAGAAGGAAGATAATGGTAAGTGGGGTTTCAGACCTTATGTACAAATGTTAGCTAATAATAATATTGGCGCAAGTAAGATCATTACTAAGATGCAGTTTGATACTAAGTCACCTACACCTAAACTATTATTCTCGCCTGTTGGTGTATTAACACCTGAGCAATTAGTTGATGTAGAAAAACAAGCTAAGTCTCAAACAGCTGATAACTATATTAAGTTAACTGTATATAAACCTAAAGAAGAAGGCGAAGCACCTGCACCACAAGCGGCGGCTCCACAAGCTCAACCTGTTGCAACACCTCAGACAGCAAGTGACGTACAGTCAGACGTGGTAGTAGAGCAACCTACATTAAGAGCTGAACCTGCACCTATACAGAAACCAAATGATGTAAGTAGCATTGTTAAAAAATGGTCAGTTAAAACTTAAGGATAATCATGGCTAAGTGTTATAGTGAAAAGTTCTTACTGAGTTTAAATAGCCTTAATGCGAAAAGACTGGGTGTGCAGTTTGGTAAGCAGTGTGTAAAAGCCAACTTGCCACCTGGTATGATTGCGGATTCATTAGGTGTGGCTCGTCAGTCAATTCATAATTGGTTCAGGGGAAAACCTGTACGAGAAAAGAATATTGATAAGATTGAAAAGTTTATGGAGATTATTGATACATATTTAGAGGTAGGAGAATTGCCCGTGTCAAGTACTGTTGATGCAAAAATATTTATTGATACTAAAGTGATCAACAAACTATAAAAACGTAGTAGAATAGAATCCTCCCTAGTGGTAATTAGAAAAACGCATAAATTTATGCGGCGGGATACTGTTGACTAAAAATTTAGGAAACTGCAAATGATGAAAGAATTTTATAAGAAAGCACTGCCATCTACAGGCGTTTACTGTGTAGCTACGATTGATCCGATAGCTAAATTAACTAGACATAAATTCGTAGAAAATATAGATGAGCTTGCAGAGTTCATTGAATCAAAGAAGAATACACCCACCAATATCTTTGTTGCACTTAGTTCATTTAATGGATACAGTCGCAAGGCTGATGAGGCGAAATCTGTTAGGTCTTTCTTCGTTGATCTTGATGTAGGCGACGGTAAGGGCTATAACTCAAAAAATGAAGCAGTCCAAGCGATTGACCAATTCGTACTAGAACATAATCTTCCCCCTCCTGTTAAGATAGACTCGGGAACTGGCATCCATTCTTATTGGCTTTTTGATCGGGACATTCCCGCAACTGAGTGGAAACCTTACGCAGAAAAGTTTAAAGACTTTTGCTTGACACATGGTTTAAACATAGACCCTGTAGTCACCGCTGATCTAGCCCGCATCTTACGATGTCCTGATACATTCAATCAAAAAACTATGCCTCCCTCACCTACTAAAGTTATGGGGGAAGACTTACCTATTTATGTATTCGATGAGTTTAAAGAGTTCTTAGGTAATCTTGAACCTAGTCTTGCAGAGATATTACAGGCCGCACCTAAAGGACTAAGTGAAGAAGAACGTAAAGCACGCAAACTAGATAATTATGAATATAGTTTTAAAAAGATTGCGCAGACAAAAGGTTGCGCACAGATTAACTTCATTATAGATAACGCTAAAACATTACAAGAGCCTGTATGGTGGAGAGGGCTATCTATTGCTCAACATTGCGAAGATAAAGACTCTGCAATCAAACTTATGTCAGAAGGCCACCCAACCTATAATGAAAGAGAAGCATTTGCAAAAGCCGCGAGTACTCAAAGAACAGTTGATAGAGATGGTAAACCTAAAGGTGGACCTCATACTTGTGAATCATTTGAAGATGCTAATCCAGGTATATGTAATGGATGCTCTAATCGTGGAAAAATTAGTGGTCCGATAGAACTTGGAAAAATATTTAAAATAGCTGTCGAAGAACCGATCAAACCATTAGATCAGTCTATGTCAGTTCAGACTATTGAGCATATTAAGGAACATGCAGAAGTAGTCACTCGGGGTTTATCATCGTTGCCCGAGGCTCTCTATCCGTTTGTATATGGTAAGGAAGGTGGTATCTATTGTATG